AACGGCGGTCACCGGCACAAGGGCGTGGCGCTGAAGCTCAAGGCTCAGGGCGTGAAGGCCGGCATCCCCGACCTGGTGCTGACCATGGCCCGCGGTGGGTACTTCGGTTTGTACATCGAATTCAAGGCGACCGTTGACCCGGCGCCTGTCTCGTCCAGCCAGCAAGCGTGCATTCGCCGGCTGAACGACCAAGGCTACCTGGCCGTTGTGTGTCAGGGGCATTTCGACGCCATGGAGTGCCTGAGGGCGTACCTGGCCCTGCCTAAAACGGAGGTTGCAGCATGACCAACACCGCCGCTGTGAAAATCAGCGATGCAGAGATTCGCCGGCAGGCCGCTGGCCAGGTGCGCGATCTGCGCGCCCTGGGCAACCACGGCCTGTACTTCCGGTTTCACCGGTCACGCGAGCGCGGGTCCTGGTACCTGATCCACAAGGGCAAGTGGAACCTGATCGGCTCATACCCTGAACTGAGCGCCGCCAAGGTGGCCGCGGCGCTGCCGGATATCCGTCTGCGACTGGAGGCTGGTGAAGGGTCGAGCTTATCGAGCTGGGTGCTGACTGGTGAGCTGCTGTCCTGGTTCGCTGAGCGCATGTCCCGTGACCGCAACCTGTCGGGCAAGCGCAAGAGTACGGCGGCGTCGGCTATCAAGCAGCACCTGGTGCCTCGCTTGGGCGAAATCCCGCTGGCCCAAATCGACAAGGCGCTGCTCGATCGCGAACTGATGTGGCCACTGCAAGAGTCGCTGTCGATCGACTACGTGCGCCTGGTGTTCCAGCTGCTGGCACTGGCCTTCCGGCAGGCCACCAAGCTCGGCCTGCTCAGCTCCAATCCCATGGCCGGCATTCGCTTTGGCGACTTCTCGAAGGCCAAGGTCACGGTCAAGCCGTCGCGGCTGCGCGGTGTGCACCTTGAAGACCTGATGTCGCGCATGAAGAGCACCCTGGCGAACCTCCCGCAGCATGGCGTACTGGCCCTGATGATGCTGTGCCACGGTACCCGGCTGGGTGAACCCCGACGGGCCCGCTGGACCCACATCAGCCTGGCCGAGCGGGAGTGCTTCATTCCTGCCGAGCACACCAAGACCGGCGTGCCGCACCGACTGCCACTGACCGACCAGGTGCGCTTCCTGCTGATGGCTTACCGCGAGATCCAGCGCAAGCAGGGCTATGACGGCCAGTTCCTGTTCCCGGGCCGACTGGGCAAGCCTATGAGTGAAGCGAAGGCCTCTGCTGTGTTCACGGTCATGGGGCAAGGCGAATGGACCAGCCACGACCTACGCAAGCTGGCCCGTACCGGCTGGGCTGACCTGGGTGTTGACCACCTGGTGGGCGAGCTGCTGATCAACCATGCCATGGGCCACAACGTGAAGGTGTACATCCAGTCCGACGTGATGGCCCGCAAGCGTGAGGCGCTGGAGAAGTGGCACGCACACCTTGATCAGAAAGGTTTCGAGTCGGTTCACGGCTTGACCGGTGATAGATCAATGGATTCATGGATTCTCTCGCGGGCCGCAGAACGTGCGGGTTTCGACGGATTTCCGGTATCCACCATAAGCGAGGATTCGAAATGACCATTGGCGAATTCGCATACCAGGCCGTGGGCCTGCTGTTGGCCTACTACATCGGCTGGGTTCGCGCTCACTACACGGTCGCTACCGAGTGCGAGCGCCTGGGTGGCTTCTATGTCGGGCGCAAGACGTTCCGCTGCGAGAAGGTCGAGGATTCGAAGGCATGAAGAAGAGCCACGGCCCGACCTTCAAGAAGGCTGTGATCGAGTTGGCTCAGTGCCCTTTGTGCCGTGGGAGAGCGGTCACCAAGGGTTTGTTTCACGAACTGCCATGTGCCCACTGCAACGCCTCGGGCTGGGTAGCGGCTGGCACTGGCGAGGCCTTGGCCCTGGCTGAACTGGTGACTCAGCTCAGCCTGAAGCTGCAGGCCGCGCACCGGCAGATCGAGCAGTTTAAGAGCCAGCAGGCATCCGGGCCTGAGGCCACATATCAGGGAAGCAACCGGCGCGGCGCCGGCGGCACCAATTACACCGGGGATTGAGGGGGAAGGATCATGGTTTACAGCAGCGTTTCGGGTGCAGTAGTTGCCGCACTGGCGGCGGGCGAGAAGGGATCGGCGAAGGCCCAGGCCTGGCAGAAGCTGTACAAATCGGCAGAGGAGGAGGGCGGTTGCCTGGCCACATTGGGCGGCCGATCGGGCGGCATCGACCGCACCCAGGTCGATTACTGGCTGTCGGCGCGCCTGCACCACATGCTCAAGGGCAGGCACTGGGATGCACTGGTCGCCAAGTACAGCACCAACAAGGCAAAGAAGGTGCAGGCCATTACGATGTTAAGGCCGCTCATTGCGAGCCCGGCGCCGACACTGTTCATTTACAAGGCGGTAACCGCTTGGGCCATCCCAAAGCTCAAGGGCGCGCGTCGCAAGGCCCCTCAGTCGGTTTCGGTGGATATCCCGCTGGATGCTTCGACATGGCGGCGGGAAGCCGCAGTGAATGCTGCAGTCGCCGCCGGAAAGGCAGCGAAGAAGCGAATTGAAGCGCTCGAAGAGGATGTGATCATCCTGCCGGATAGCTTCTACGACATGAACACCTGGGACCTCGATGCCACGCCGGAGTCGACCCGCCGCCGCTGGAGGCTGGAGATCAACGAGAAGCTCGACGGCATGATCGATGACGCGCTGGCGGAGGTTCGCTTGATTCTGGAGGCTGAAGCGCTTCTGATGGATGAGGCAGCGTGAGTTGCCGATGGCGAGCTCTTCATACAACATCCTCGGTCTGTCGGGGCAGATAGCTGCGCCGGCATTACCAACGAGGAGATAGGGAAGATGCAAGGATTACTCATTCCATTGAGTATTGCGGTTTGGATTGGTGTGTGGATCTTCGTTGTCAAGAAAAGAGGGCGTTTTAGCAAGGTCCTAGCGAACTTGATCGGCGCGTTCGCGGGCTTGGTCGTCTCGACATTGTTTCTCAAGGTGGTTCTTCCTGAGCCGCAAGGTGCAGAGGCAACCACTGCTCGTAGTGCTGTTACGGCAGCAACATCTCAAGTGTCTGATAACCAGAAAACAGATATTCCCTCGGAGGCGATCGACAGGATCACTCTGTTGTACTTGAACCACAAAATCTATCCGAATGATCCTACTTTTTGTGAGCCTAAGCGTGTCGGTGGTCGAGACATGATTGGTTGTCGCGCCCAGCAATGGGGCGGGTACAGTCAGGTGCATGTTTGGGAATATTCGCAAGGAAAATTCAAGTCGATCAATGGAAGTGCCCGCACCTTGGCAGAGGGTAAGTTTTCTAATGAAAGCGCTGTAGTGGTGAGCCCGCTTCCCCTGCCAAGCGATATTAATGTTGACGCGGTGGTGAAGGCATTCTCAAAAGGATGATCGGCACTTGCATGCAGTATTGACAATAGTGAGCGATTGAGCGAAATTATTCCCATCCTGTCATTTCTGCGCGTGTTGAGGAGTGACCACCGAAAGCCCGACCATTGTGTCGGGCTTCGTCGTTTCTGAGCCTTGGCAAATGCCGGGGCTTTTTTATGGAGCAGTGCTTATGGCCGAGCCAAGTACCGGCGCCCTCGCAGTGACCGGCTTACTTGCCAGCGTCGGCCTGGGTGCAGCATTCCCACAGTTGGATCTCGCCGCTTTGGTTGGCGCATTCGGTGGGGCTTTCTTCTATGTGGTGTTCGCCAAGGACATCAGCACTTGGCGCCGCGTCGGCTACCTGTTAGCTGGCTGGATCGGTGGCTACTTCGGAGCTGCTGAGCTTATGGGCCGGGCCTGGACACAGACCGCCGGTTTCAGTGCCTTCGTCTGCGGTGTGCTCTGTGTAGTCACGTTCTCCGGCTTGCTGGAGTGGATGGAAACCGGACGTATGCCGAACTGGCTGCATTGGATCCTCCGCCTGCGAGCCAGGAAGGAGGGTTGAATGGTTGCCGTTATCCAGGCTGCGTTGTGTGCGGTCATCTTCGTGATGATCGGCTTACGCTACCGACCTTACTCAGACGCTCGTTACAAGCTTGGCGTATCGCTGATGGCCTGGGCTGCGTGTGCTGTCACCGGCATGCAGTTCATCAGCATCGTCGGGCGGATGGTGATGCATGACGACTTCGCTGATGCCTCCTGGTTCAACACCGCGTTTTACCTGCTGGCCGCCATCCTGGTGTGCCGGGCCAAGGGTAACGTGGCCAAGATCGTGCGGGTGGACTGAGCTATGAAAGTAGCGGATCCCATCGCTACAAAGCAGCCAAACCCCTATGGCTATCGGTGGCAACAAGCCCGTGAAGGTTGGCTGCGCAAGCATCCTCTTTGTGTTCGGTGCCAGAAGTCGGGGCTGAACAAGCCGGCCAAAGTGGTCGACCATATCGTGCCTCACCGCGGCGACATGTCTTTGTTCTGGGATCGAGCCAATTGGCAGTCGCTGTGCACCAACTGCCACAGCTCCTACAAGCAGCGCTTGGAGAAGTCAGGACGCGAAGCTGGCTGTGATGTAAGCGGCAGACCGCTGGATCCACGGCACCACTGGAACAGGAGATCACCATGACTATTAGTGGGCTTGTGCTCAACACCAATCGGCCATTTGGTCCGGATGACGTTAAGGGTTACACGGAAGAGGTCCGGCATGCCATGAAGGTGCTGGAACCGTTGCTGCAGAGCGGGTACTTGGCTCTGCACCCTGATCGCTGGCTGGGTGGGAAGCTGGCCTTCCTCCCGCCCAGGATTGCCAAGCGTCAGGGCTGGACGCCGCCCGTGATGCCCGAAACCGAGTCGCCCTGCCGCTGCGCCTGCTGCCCCAGGCTGGAGGCGGGATCGGAGCACACGAAAGCCCCCGGGCGCTGCGGGGCCCCATGAAAAGGGGTAGGGGGGGTGAAAATGTTTTTCCGGAAATGATCCCTGACCGTTCGCCCCCCTCCGTGCGCAAAACCGCGAAATGAAATGATTTTTTTTGAGAGCAGAAAATGGCCGGGAGACGACCCACACCGACGGAGCTGAAGCTTGTCAGAGGGAATCCCGGTAAGCGCCCGATCAACAAGAACGAGCCTCAGCCAGCCAAGCGCATTCCCAGTGCCCCAGATCACTTGAGCCCGGATGGCCAGGTGGCGTGGGGGCGGCTCACTGTGCTGCTGGACCGCATGGGGGTGCTTACCGAAGCCGATGGCTTTGCGCTTGAGCGCCTCTGCGACTGCTATTCGGAAATCCTTGCTCTTCGAGACGTGATTGGCGAACAGGGGCGCACATACGAAACCACCAGCACCCAGGGCGAACTGGTGCTTAAGGCGAACCCTGCGGTGGCCATGCTTGCCGATGTAGACCGCCGCTTCAAAAGCTACCTGGTCGAGTTCGGCCTGACCCCTGCCGCGCGATCCAAGGTGCAAGTAAAAGACGATGAGCCAAAAGAAGACCAGTTCGCGGAGTTCTTCGGTTGACGACCCGGCGACGCAGTACGCCAAGGAAGTGCATTCCGGTGAGCGTGTCGCGGGGCCAGACATTCGCAATGCGTGCGCGCGCCATCTGCGGGATCTGGAGGAAGGGCCGAAGCGCGGGCTGACCTGGGATTTGGCTGCGGCCAACAAAGCTATTCGCTTCTATCGCACCGTCCTCAAGTTGAACGGCGGGGAGTTTGAAGGGCTGCCGTTCGAGCTGTTGCCCTGGCAGAAATTCATTGTGGGCAGCATCTTCGGATGGAAGTCCAGTGATGGCTATCGACGCTTCCGGGTCGTTTACGTCGAGAGCGGTAAGGGTTCAGGAAAATCTCCATTGGCCGCCGGGGTTGGGCTGACCGGACTGATCGCGGACAACGAAGCTCGCGCCGAGATTTACGCTGCCGCGACCAAAAAAGATCAGGCAATGATCCTGTTCCGGGATGCTGTGGCGATGGTGCAGCAATCTCCGGAATTGACCAAGCGCCTGGTTTGCAGCGGCACAGGCCAGAACATCTGGAACTTGGCCTACCTCAAGTCAGGATCGTTTTTCAGACCGATCAGCTCGGATGATGGGCAGTCTGGTCCGCGTCCACACATGGCGCTGATCGACGAAGTGCACGAGCACAAGAACAACATGGTCGTGGAGATGATGCGCGCCGGCACCAAGAGCCGTAAGCAGGCGCTCATTTTCATGATCACCAACAGCGGCTCGAACAAGCGCGGCCCTTGCTGGGAATACCACGAGTACGGTTCCCGGGTTGCATCTGGGGCACTCAAAGATGACGGATTCTTCGCCTATATATGTTCGCTGGACGAGGGCGATGATCCGATTCAGGACGAAAGCTGCTGGTTCAAGTCGAACCCTTCGCTGCAGGATGCTGATCTTCCGGGCATGAAGTACTTGCGCGAACAGGTGACCGAAGCTCGGGGGATGCCGAGCAAGGAAGCCATGGTGCGGCGCCTCAACTTCTGCGAATGGACCGGTGCTGAGTCGCCATGGATCTCTTGGGATGTGTGGAGCCAGGCTGAAGAACGCGTACCGATGTCGCTGCTGCGCAATCGTCCCAGCGTTGGCGGACTGGACCTATCCAGTACCACGGACCTGACATCATTTGTACTGCTGTTCTATCCGACCTACGAGGATCCGCACTGGCGGCTGTTGCCGTATTTTTGGATTCCCGACCACGAACTCGACAAGCGCGAAGCCCGCGACAAAGTGCCTTATGCGGCGTGGATTAAATCGCGAGATCTAGAAACGACGCCAGGGCGTGCCATCAGCAAGCTGCATGTGTTGCGTCGGCTGCAGACCATCTGTGACTTCTTTCAGGTGGACAAGATCGCGTTTGACCGCTGGCGGATCGAGGACATGCGGCAGCTGATGAGCGAGTACGACATCACATTGCCCGAGCTCGTGGATTTCGGGCAGGGCTTCAAGGATATGGGGCCGGCAGTGGACGAGTTTGAGCGGCGTCTGCTCGGCATGATCGAGCCGCAACCAGAGGAAGAGGGTGGTGCGGCAGAGTTCTTCGATGATGCGCTGCCGGCCGAGGCGGTGGAGTCTCTGCGGCACGATGGTAATCCAGTAATGACCTGGTGCGCCGGTAACGCCGTGATTGTTTCCGATCCGGCAAACAACCGAAAGGCCGACAAGGCTAAAGCAACGGGCCGAATTGACGGAATCATTGCCGCGATCATGGCGACTGGTATTAGCGGGGCAGTGTCTTCCGGCAGCAGCGGCAGTTCCATTTACGACGAAGGAGTTGGGGTTTGAACACCATTGCAATTGCTGCGTGGGTCGCTGGACTGCTTGGCTTCGGCCTGCTGGTCGCCGGCATCGCCCTGATCCATGTGCCCGCTGCGCTCATTTCTGCTGGACTGGGCCTGATCGGCTGGGCCTGGCTGGCCGATAAAGCTGCAGCTCGACTACCCCTCAAACCCAGCTCAGATGGAGGCTGATTATGTTCTTCAGCAATCTTCTCGGTGGCAATGAAGGGCTGGTTTCGGATGGCGGCGGGGGCTTTTGGCGGGGCTTGATCGGTTCTGGTCGTTCGGCAGCAGGGGTGACGGTTACGCCGGACACGGCGCTGGCCATCACCGTCTTGCAAACTTGCGTCACCTTGCTGGCGGAGAGCGTGGGTCAGTTGCCGCTTGAGTTGTATCGCCGACTGGGTGATGGCAAGCGCGAGTCGGCTACTGCCCATCCGCTCTATGATGTTCTGCGTTATCAGCCAAACCCCTGGCAAACTCCTTATGAGTACCGAGAATCCGGCC